ATGGCTGGAAGAGAAATTAATCTACGGAGCCACAAACAACTAAAAGAATATTTCTATGGCTCGAAGAGGAAAGGGAATCTCGGACTGGCTCCTTATAAAGATAAAGGTAAGCCTACCACTAATGAGAAAGCCCTTCTAAAACTCTCTCGTCCACTCTCTAACAGACCTGCCGTGGAAGAGGCTAAAATTCTTCTTCGTCACAGGAGACTAAGCAAACTCAGGGGTACTTACTACGAGATGTCATACGATTCTGATAACCGAATTAGGTCAAGTATGAATCCTGTAGGAACAAGAACTGGACGTCTATCCTCTTCTAAGAATATCTTCGGAACAGGAGCTAATCTACAAAACCAACCTTATGAATTGAAAGAGTTCTTTCTTGTAGATGATAACTACATAGGATATGAAATAGACTTAGCACAAGCTGAGAACCGCCTTGTCGCTTATGTAGCTCCGGAGATGCGTTTAATTGAAGCGTTTGAAAATGGTGTAGACATCCACAGCCGAACAGCTTCTTACATCTTCGGTAAGCCAGAAGAAGAGATTTCAAGAGAAGAGGGCTCAGCTCCTCAGTTCGGCAATGGTGAGTATAGTGAAAGATTCTGGGGAAAGAAAGCTAACCACGCCTTTAACTATGGACAGAGTGCCAATGCTTTCTCAGAGCAGATGCTAATATCCAGAGCAGAGGCTGGGCAAATCTACCACGCATACCACAATGCTTATCCAGGCGTTCGTAAATACCATAACATGGTTAAGGAGAGTCTCCAAAGAGATCGAACCCTCACTAACTTATTCGGAAGGAAGTATCTCTTCCTAGATCGTTGGGACTACTCTCTCTTCCTCGCTGCTTATGCTTTCATACCTCAGTCTACAATAGCTGATATTATTAATAGATGGGGGCTTATCCCTATTTACAACTCAATGCCGGAAGTGGTTCTCCTAAATCAAATCCATGATTCTATAGTATTTCAGATATCTAAAGATGTACCAATAGAAAAACATTCGAAAATACTTTTTAAAATTGGAGGTAATCTTAGCCAAGAACTGGAATGGAATGGCAGAAAGTTTTATATTCCATGTGAAGCTAAAATACTTCCTACGAATCTTATGGAAGGTGTAGAAGTTAACTTAAATGACCCAGACTTATGCCAAAACAAACTAACACAGATAATAAAGGAAGCGACGACATAGAGAAGATCATCCAACATACGCCAGATAAGGATGAGAAGCACTGGCTTTACACTCTTAAGGAGGGAGGTCAGAGGTATTACGCATACTGCCCTCAGACTGAGGCGCAGGTGAAAAAAGTGGAAGCTCAATTACTAAGTCCGAGAAACTGGGGGTACTACAAGACTTCCCCTTACGGAGGTAGCCGAGCCTATACTCAAATTACATGCTTCCCTCCATTCACTCCTCCACTCCGTGTAGCAGAGGTAATCTTTCCTGACGGACGAATTTACAAATCTTCAACTAGAAAAATAACTTCACTATGATAAAGCAAATATTTTTAGATATAGAAACTACTGGCGTCTATCAGACCCAGCATGAGATATGGCAAATAGCTGCTCTTGTTTACATTGGCGGAAAGAAAGTAGACTCGTACGAACTTAAGATAAACCCAGTAGGAGAGTGGAATTCTTACGCAAAGGAGATGTGTAAAGTAGATCTCTCAGAAGAAGTCTCACCGGAGGAAGGTTTTCATAACTTCGTTGATTTCCTCAAGAGTCATGTCAATCCTTTTGATCGGAAAGATAAATACCACTTCTATGCTTACAACTCTCCTTTTGATGAAGGGTTTGTGAGAAGTTTTTTCAAGCGTCATGATAATAACTATTACGGTTCTTTCTTTTGGACTCCCTCTATATGCATCATGAAGATGGCAGGTGAGTATCTTAGAGAACAAAGAAAACACATGCCAAACTTCAGGCAAGGAACTGTAGCAAGGATTCTCGGGATTGATGTTGACGAAGAGAAACTCCACGATGCTTTGTATGATGTAGAATTAGCTAAACAAATCTATGACATTGTAAACATAAATAAATGAGTCGTAAAGTAGGTGACTGGATCAATAAGTACTTGGAATTTACAGAGAATAGTGAGCCGCCTACTACGTATAAGAAGTGGGTTGCAATATCACTTATAGCATCCGTCTTACAGAGGAAAGCTTATTTAGAATGGGGGCCAACTAAGTACTACCCAAACATGTACATAGTTCTTGTCGGCCCAAGTGGTAAGTGTCGGAAGGGTACTGCAATGGGAATCGGGCATCGGTTCCTTAAGCAGATCGGTATCCCTATGGCCGCAGAAGCTATTACACGAGAAGCATTAATAATGTCTTTAGAGGAATCAGGGGATAAGAATAACTTCACAGTCGGGAGTGATGGTACTATGTATGATCATTCCTCTCTGACAATATTCTCCCCTGAGCTTACTGTCTTTCTTGGTTACAATAACTTACAATTAATAAGTGATCTCACTGACTGGTATGACTGCCGAGATGATTGGGAGTACCGGACTAAGGGATCAGGAGTTAATGTTATCAAAGGGGTTTATGTAAACCTGATTGGGGCTACTACTCCTGACTTAATTCGTAGCGCTCTCCCTCAGGATGCTGTAGGAGGAGGGCTCTCAAGTCGGATGATCTTTGTTAGTGAGTGGGAGAAGAGTAAGATAGTCCCCTTCCCATTTCTCACTGATCAGGATTTAATCACTAGCGAAGAACTCAGACATGACTTAGAAGACATCTTCACTATGCGGGGATCTTTCTCTGTCACTAATGAGTTTAAGCAGGCGTGGAAGACGTGGTATGTAAACTCTGAGAAAAACCCTCCGTTTAAAGATAACCCCAAGTTCGATGGGTATGTACACAGACGGGGAAATCATATCTTAAAACTCTGCATGATTCTTTCGGCAAGTGAAAGCTCAGATATGGTCTTACGCTCTTCGACTATTGAAAGAGCTATTGCTTACTTAGAGGAGGTGGAACAAAAGATGCCGTCAGTATTCTTCGGTCATGGTACAAGTGATAACGCAGATCTGACTGGACGTATCCTACAAACCGTAACTGCTATGGGATCAAGAGGCATCCACATAAATCAGTTAATGCGAACTTACATAGGCTACGTAGGATCGCCTGACGACTTGACGGATATTATCAGGAAGCTTACTGCATCTGATTTTATCACTCTCGATCGTGGAAAGCAGATGATCTATCCAAAGAACATGGGAATGGGTTAGGTGGGATGGTAATCTTCGTGCAAATAATATACGAAGATTACCTTTCTTTTTCTTAGGGGTCAAAAGGAGTAAACACACCTCGTCGCAAAGCATCTCTATCTCTAGAAGCAAGACCGCTATCTCTCATCATTTGGTCTATCTCCTTCCAGTCAACTCCTGATCGTTGAGCGCCTTCTATCACTAAAGACATCTCATTAAATAACTCTTCATAACGTTGGTTAGAATAGCGAAAAGCTCTTGTTTCATCATAGAGACTCGCATCATCGTTATGAATAGCTGAAGTGTAAATCCGCCTTGTATCTCGTATGTCTTCTCGATAATCTCTGATCCGGAAGCCTAAGGATTTTCGCACATCCATAGTGATTATTCTAACTCCCATAAGCCCTGCTAACTCATCATACCACTCTCCGGGATTATCTGGATCGTCGAAAGATTCTACAGCCCTCCGTACTGAGGATACAGTCCCAGGTTCAAAGCCAGCCCATAGATGCGTTAAAGACTTACTGATCTTATCTCCAAGACTATCCTGAGGGTTCCATACTTCTCCACCATTCCTCTTCTTCCCACTAAGAGCCTCAGTCAAATGCATAGTGAAAATCTCTTCACCAAGGATAGGCTCAAAAAGAACTGCTACGGAGTTAAGGGATCTTTTAAAGACATCCTCGTGAGGCTCTCCTTTAATAAGAGCTGTAATTGGATCTATGAAATAAGCGTAGGGATTTATATAACTTGTATTAATATAACGAACAATTCCGTCATCTGTACTGGTGTAGATTAATATAGCTCTAGCATCCCATTCAGGCATGAGAGATCTAAACGCTTGATCATCATCGTCAGTAATTCCGTTTGTAATTTGAGACGCTGTAGCAGCCCCTAAGATCCCGCCTACTGTTGTAAAAGCTCCTGCAAGCCTCTGCCGTGCGATTTTTCGCTCTCCTGGATCACTGCTATTTAAACCCTCCCTGATATAAATCCCAGTATTCGCCATGATTCTTCCTACCTCAGAGAAGAACGAAACAAAGGGGCTTATCACAGGAACTTTTCTAAATGTGTGAGCCAGTCTTCCTACACGATCATAGTTTTGATATAAATCGTGCACTACTTGAGCTACCTCTCTATCAGTCTTATTAACTCCATTCTGTTCGTACCGAGCTTTCTCAACTTCGTACATCCAGATACGGAGGAAATCATCCCCACCTTGATAAGCAGCAGCTATCACATCATTAGCCTGTTTCAACAACCCCTTAGCTCCCTTAGCTCGAGCCTGCCCAAGAGTTGCTATATTAGTAATGAAATTATTAGAAGCAAGGAAGGGATCTCTTTTTTCTAAGAAAGCTTCTCTGTAAGAGTCTTTCAAAACTCCTGCTGTAACTGACTTGCCATACATATCTAATTCTATCAGATCTAAATACTTATCATGAAGTCCTTTCTGATCTAACTTATGCACACGAGAGAAAGCAAGTTGAGCGGCTTGCCAAGCAGGGGACCAGCTCTTAGCATTAAACAAGTGTCCTTGAGAAGTAAGGAAAAGCATACCTCCTGTGATGTTCCTAATTACCGCAACATGAGAATACAGTGTCTTAGCCATCTTAGTCGCTAAGTTATATTTGTAGACATGCCTCAACCAGCCATCATACTTCCTTGTTGCATTATCCATCTGAAAAGCCTCAAGTAAATCTTCATGCATGTAGAGTCTGTCAAGCTTACTTCCTACCTGGGTATCAATCTGTTTGTACTTATGAGGTTCAGGAGTGTAAAGACGCTGATCCCTATTCAGGAATAAATCCCCTGTGAACTCATCAGCAAGTTTATCAAACATCTTTCGACGTTCAAGAGTTCCTGCCATCTTTTCAACAGTGGTCAGATAGTTATAAGTCCCATCCACATGCTCACCCATAAACTCTCTGAGCCACCCAGGAATATCTTGACGCTCTTTTAAAATATTAGTATCTGCTCCGTCATTGAGTAAGACCCCATTACTATCATACTCCGCCTTCGCATTAAACACTCGAGCTAAGTTAGCTATAGACCCCTCCCCTTTTGCCGCTAAGATTTGCCTCATCCTCCTCTCAGCTTCTATAGTCGCATAGGCATCTATATTAGCTTCAGTCACATCAGCATTAATACCAGTTTCTTTAAACTCTGCCTTAATGATATCCTCAAAGATATTCATCGTCCTATTCCACAGATCAGGTGGGATTGTATTCTCAGTCCACTCAAAGTTAGGGTCGTACAACTTATAAGATCTATGTACGTAAGGGCCGGTCTCAGCCTTAAAAGCTGATTCGTATTTACCTATATTAAAACCTGCCCTTTTCATATCTTCTGAAAGCTTATCTATGTGCTTACGGAAGACGTTAACAGGTTCTTGAAGACTCTGAGGTAAGTCTGCGAGAGCTTCGGGATTCTTAAGGGCTTGGTCAATCTGTCTTGGCAAAGTCTCAGGAACAGTTCCTGCTTCTATGGCTTTACTAACAGACTTAAATCCAAGCGCTCCCTTACGTGAAACGCCGTAGTGATCTAAGATAGCTTTATTAAGTCTAATAGCATTTATCTCTGCCTCCGCTGCTGTGTGGGCTACTCGTGCCTGAGCCTCTTGCATTATAATGCCTGCACGCTTTCGCATAGGATACCAGTGGATCTGTTTATCTACCCACTTCTTCCACTTCCCTCTCCCTTCAATAGTCTGAACCGCTTTAGGCTCTGCTATAACATTATCATTTGCAACAGTCTCTGAGGCGATCTGCTTAGCGCGAGATACATGACTAAGCCTACTGGCAAGCTCATCCATGTCGTAACGAGTCACTCCATCATAAGTATCATCAGTAACAGCTTCAAGCATCTTAGCTGTGCGGTCGATCTCTAGTACTTGCTCAGGGGAGGTGGCTTTCATCCTTCGGTCCATAAGAGCGGACATAGAAGCACCAGCCGTAAAACCTAATAAGCCTCCTACTGCAACCCCTTCTATAACTCCATCCAACATGTCACGGGTAGAGTCATACATATTAATAGCGAGCATATTAGAGTACCACTGCTGAAGACCTTCTGTCACACCTTCTTGCACAGACCCTTTAAAGCCGCTCTTCATAACTCTACTAAGTGATCGGCCTGTACCCTCATTAATCCTTTTAAGAGCAAGTCCAAAAGGGAGGGCATTAAGACCTGAGACTCCAACTATATTAAGAATCATATTCCCGAAAGCAGTATCTTCAGAAGCTCCTTCAGCCAATGCCTCATTGTAATATTCAGAGCCAAGAGCAGAAGTGTACAAAGTGTTAAGAGCAAAAGCTCCTCTAGCCCCAAGTCCTGCGATCCCTACTCCTGCGAAAGTAGCCAGTACTTGCGCTGTCATCTGACCAGCTCCTCGAGCTACCATACCAGCCCAGAATTCTTCTCTGTGCTCAGGATCTTCTGGAAAAAGTTCTTCGAGCTTATCTCCTATAGCCTGACCCACTAAATAATCAATAGAATACTCTGGCTTAATATCTAAGTCTGACACAAAGTTTTTCCAGCGAGTATCTAAGATAGCCTTAGTTTTGATAGCTCCAGGAACAACTTCTGTCAGTCCGAGCATAAAAGAGTTAAGGGCACTCCTTGCTCGAGTCATCTCTCTATTATTATCATCTGGTACGTAATCCCGAAGAGCTTCTTCTGTAAGCTCCGGAAGTTGTCTTGCCGCATCTCGAAGAGTTGGGGGTTCTAAAGAGACTGGCTCACCTCTTTGAAATTGCCTAGGTTCGGGGACTTCTTCAGGAATCTCTACAGCAGTAGAATCAGCTTGGCTTGTGACCATACTACCGCGAACAAACTGCTGGCTTGTTAAGGACTCACGTTCCGAATCTTCTTCTACTTCAGGTCTTCTTGGCGTAGTGTTATTAATCATCAGATTCCACCAGTTCGTAAATAGTTCCATCATCAGCAACTTCGTAGCGATCCCCACCTGGAGTTATATAAAGACCTGGAGCCGCATTTCTTAAATCTCCTACAGAAGAGATCTGAGAAAAATCAGCTTGAGTTACTGCTCCTTCTCCTGTTGTTGTCGGTCTATTGATAAGCCCAAGGGATACTACATCACTCAAGAGTTCTTGGTCTGTCCTTATAGTATTGAGACGTTCTGTTAAAGCTGTTATATGCTCATCTAATTGCTTTAAAGCATCCTGACGAGAGCCTTCGGGAATAGTTATCCCTTGTTGCAAGGCAGCACTTCGAGCAGCTTCAAGTTCTCGAGATGCTGCAATACGACCTGCAGAAGCTAAGCTAGCACGAATCCTCTCAGTTCCTCTAATCTGATCTTGGATATTCTCTTCCTGCTCTGACAGAATACCTAAGAAACGTTCAGCTCGAATACCGAACTCATTAGACATCTCAGTACCTTCCCCTATTATCTGAGATCTTACCTGATCTGTCATAGCTCTCTTGTACTCGATGTCTGCTTGATAAGACTCTTCTCGTAACTCTTGATCTCGTACAGCAAGCTCATAATTATCGGCAAAGGCGTCCTCATCAAAAGTAAGCTGAGCCCATTTCAGAGCCATGTTGTCTCCTAAGTTCCGCTCATCAAGATCCATGCCACGAGTTCGTAATTCCATTTCTTGCTGAAACTCAGTCATACGTTGTTCAAAGGCTCTTTCATCAAGATTCATGCTCCTCGCGGCCAGCTCCAGTTCCTGCCTCGTAGCCTGTAAACCAGCTACTAAATTCGGATCAGCGAACATGCCCCCAGCTTCTGAGATGTCCTCACCAGACTCAGAGGCTCGCAATGCAGCTAAGTTCCCCCGGGCTTGTAGCATACTTTCTCCAGCATCAGCTAATATATTCCCAGGAGCTGTTGGGTCTCCTTGTGAAAATGCCCGACCGAAAGCGAGTAGTGCTGCTTGTACTTCTTCCTGAGCAAAGAAATCCGCTACTCCTGTGAGGCGTCTATTTCCCCGAGCATTATTTATTACAGGAGTAGTTTCTCTAATCTCAGGAGTTAATTCCACTAAACTCTCCTGACTCCCAGAGCCGAAAGTTTCTCCTGTTACAGTATTCTCACTCTGTAAATTCTCAAGTAATAAAGCTAGTTCATCATTCATAGTCGTAAGTATTAAGTTTGTGCATTATTTGCACGAAGGTTATAAAAGGCCGCTTAATGCTCCAAGCCCTGCGCCTATAGCAGTACCAACTCCAGGTGCTATCATTGTTCCTATAGCCGCACCACTCATCGCACCACCAATAGCAGAAGAAGCAGTAGAAGGGGAATTCGGAACAAAGGTACCTCCACTAAGAGCACCTAAGGCTACACCAGCTTCTTGCAAAACTTCAAGAGCCCAGCGTCTATGCGCGTACTCCAGGTCAGCAGAGAACTTAGTGAACTCAGAGTCCATCACATAACCTACTCGATTCATCTCTACTATAGCCTCATGAGTTGTACGCTCAAGTTCACCGATAAATGTTTTCAACTGAAGCATGTCATTAATTCCTTGCATAAGCATACTGTCACGAGAGCGCTTCTCAGTAGTAGCTGCCTCAAGTCGTGCAATCAGTTCTCGCTCAAAAGACCGTGTGAAAGCTTCAACCTTTGCTAAGACTCCTTGATCCTTAGCCTGCTTATCAGAGAGAGCTGCTTGAATCCTTCCACTAAGCTCACTACGAAAAGCTTCTACATAGACTCCAGCTCCTTGGGAGTTCTTACCTATATCAAATTGAAGCTGTTCTCTAACACTATTTAAAACAAACTGGTCTTTTGCCTGCTTGTCTGTAATGGCAGAGGTAGAAGCAAAACTAAAAGGCAACTGCTGATCGCTTAACTTAGCTTGGATACCAGTAGACACGTATGACTGAAGGATTTGATTATACGTCTGAATACCTTGCCCGTATAATTCTAAGTTAGCTTGACTCTGAAAGTTGGAGACCTCCTTAGAAAAGTCACTTTCAAGTAATGCAAGACCTAAGGCATAAGCACTACTCCTACTCGCTCCTTGAAAAGAACTCGTTGCCTTGTATCGAGTACGCTGACGAGCTCTTTCATTTTCTCGCTGGGCTACAAAGTTATCTACTATCTCAGTAAGTAGGTCATTATCAACAGCGTTAAGAGCTTCTTCTAAGATAGTAGAAAGGAGTTGCCCTAACCTGTTTTCAATCATATCTAATAAATCCCCAAGAGCTATCTCAGAAAAGTAATTAGAAATAGTCCCACTCACATCTACATCAGTCACAGCATTTGAAAGTTCACTGAGGGCATCATCTACTGCTGACTCCCAGTCTATGTAAACCCCAACTACAGCATCCCTCACAAGACTTGCAGACTGTCGAGAGTCATCAGAGATATCAGTCAGATCTACAGGATCAAAAGTGATTAGTGCGTCCAAGTCTGATACCACATCAGAAGCCCCAGCCCGTGCTGCTAACGCAATAGGATCTAAATCAATCCCTTGCAAAACTCCTACTGTGTCTATCTCCTCAACAGCCTTAGCCAAGAAGTTTGCCCAATCGTCTTCCTCATCCAGAGAATCTAAAAAAGCCTTGAGAGAAGTGAACTGACCTTCGTTAGCATTTATTAAAGACTGAGGGTTAGAATAAGAAATATTCTGATAAGGGTTACTTGACCAGGAGGTATTAAGAACCTGGGCTGCTGTCCTATTAAGTGTGCTCCAGTTCCCTAACATCCCTTGGTGAGCAGTCTCTTGGTATTGGGGATACTCTACAGAACCAGTAGCTCCTCCCCCACCACGATGAGTAATTCGAGAAGATGAAAACCCGAAATTAAAATGTTCTTGAAAATATATCATAGCGCAAAGGTTATGAAGTTAAAAGAAGTATCTGCCCCATGCCGTTTAAGAAATTCAACCACTTGCGGCAGGTCAGAGTAAGCTACAATAGAATCACAGCCTAAACTGCGGGCATATTTGTCAAGAGTCATGAAAACTTTTAAAGCTTCCCTCTGTGTTAAGTCTTGCTTAAGCGCAGTAAAGCTATAAATTAAAAGAGTTTTCCCAAGGAGCACTGCATCAACTTGAGGGAGTGTAGAGATAACAGCCCTTTCTTCTGTGCCTCTGTAAAGCATCCACACTACAAGTTCTTCTAACAACACTGAGCGAAGTACGTTAGACATCATAGATCGGCGACCACCCTTAATTAAAGGAGGCATACTTAATTCTATAAGTGGTGCTATTCTATCCCAGTTCGTACTCACTTGCTCCGGAAGCATCTTCAAAACCAGAAATTCCTCGTCTCTGTCTTGCATCATCTGATTGCCATTTAAGTTCTATTAGTCGTATATTCTTATCTTCAAAAGAGTCAAAATCCCACTGGACTTGATGAAGCCTACCATAAATCCTAGTAGCTGTATACCCTTCAGGATTTAAAGGTATCTTAGGAGCAGTGTATTTCTGCCCTCTTATTTCCGTCTCTGCCGTTACAAAACCTTTTAAAGGCCATGTGTTTATGATAGAAGTCCCTACGAGAGTTTTATTAGAGTGGGCATTAAGATCTAAGTAGTCAGTCTTCAAGCGGGCGTCTCTAGAACCAAGCTCAAAAGTAGTTCCCACAGTAGAGAACGCATGATCGTTTATTGAACTCACTCCCTGAAATATCTGGAAGAGCCTCTCTCCTACGAGAATAAAAGAAAGCACTCCATCCGAGATGAAGAAGTTATCTTTATTCGGATCCTTCGTAATAACAACGTCATCACTCAGCTGACTCATATAATATGAGAAGTCCAAGACACCTTGACCCTCTCCAGTAAAACGAATAAGCCTATTTTTACTATCTATGAAAAGTAAAAGAGACTCATCCCCATAACAGGCACCACGGCTCTTGATCCCAAAAGGCAGACGCATAAGCGAGCCATAGCTTGCCCCAGGTAAATCTGGATTAGCTCTAACGAACTCTATTCCGTCTTCCCCTAAGACTACTAAGTCATCTCGAAACCGTGTTATGTTAAGTACAGCCCCTTTAAAAGACATCTCTAAAAACCCCCACTCGTTGTGGCGAAGCATGTCTTCAAACCAATAAGAGTTGTTGACTATCAAGTCGGGGCGGAGAAGAGCGAAAGGGAAATCTTTAGAATCAAAGCTACTCCAAAAAATAAAGTTTTCGCCTATGTTAATATCATACAGAATATCCGTACTCCCTATATAATTAGAAAGAAAATCTACCCAGTCAGAAGACCACAAACCTTCAAGCGGACCTCCTATAACGGATCTATTATTATGAAGAACAAAAGCAGAGGCCTTCAGTCGCTCACTACTTTGAACAGTTCCTTCATAAGAATAAATACATCCATCACGATTTAGAAGCATCCAATCTCTTCCATAAGAAATACCTTGGAAAGGCTCAGTGAAGTTTGTAAGATCCCAAGAACTCTTATTCAATGGGTTCAAGATAAAAGGGGCAAGACTTCCGCTAACTTCAAAAACATCATCTGACGAAATAGCCAGATCTAAATCAGTAAGTCGGAGCCACTGAGGGAAAGGCCACTGCCTAGCGAGATTCTCAAAAGCTTCTTCAACCTCTCTATACCCCTCTGTAGCATCTTCATAAGCTACTAAGTTATAGCACTCACTTAAATAAAGTCTTCCATCACGAGCTTTTCCTGGCTTCAGTCCGTTGTAAAGAGCTTCTCGAATAGATGTGCTATACTCACGCATTAGATACGGGTTAAAAGTGCGGTGTTAAGTTCTTCTATAACCACCCCTTCTTCTAAATGAAGGATTACGCTAACAGATACAAAAGGCTCTACAGTGAAAAATATGTCAAAATGATTAAGCCCTTCTCGAATCACATACAGGAATGACTTAGTATGGCTTTCTGATACTACCTCTACTTGCACCTCTGGAACACCTCCTGATAAGCCCCGTACCTTCATTGTCAGTTTATCTATCTGCATAGAAGAGTTAGTAAAAAAAGCCAAGAGTTTAGTACTCTCTGTAACATCACTCCTCATGTCAGAGTACAGATGCTTATTCCCAGAGATCCCAGCCCTAGCTCTTCGGCCTTCCTCTGCCATTGTTTCCTCGTACTTTCTTCGACTATCTAATATTCCCATGAGATCTAAAATAAAAAGAATCGTTCATTTGGTTTGCTGAGCCCATCTCAGACTCTATCGCATCATTGTTAAGCTCTCTTATGTCTACCAAGATAGCATTCATAAAATCATTCATTCCCTGAGTGTTACGATGGAAGCTCTCTATTTGATAAAGAGCCGCTCGTACAAGGGTCTCAGGATGTCCAAGAGTCCACCAGTTATAATCTTCATCAGACTTAAGTTCCTTAGACACACGCCCATGAACTATTAAAAAGGAGCAACTCATTGGCCTAGGGAAGACTCTTATACTTAAACGCTCAAGAGCTCTATCCCGTACTCTTGAGATAGGCGATCTGATAGCAGTATGGATAGAGTAATAAGAAGGGGTCCCACAAGACTCTTTATAAGACTTTGTGAGAACCTCTTCTTCTATTATGCTTAAAGAGACTCTCCCAGACTGCTTAGACATTACTTCTACTGAGCTGACTGAGATTAAGTCAGGCAAAGAGTACACGCTCTGATCGTCAGCCATTTCTACCTTCACATAACCGAAGGACTTAGAGTGAGTAGCGAGTCGATCTAATAAGCGAACTCCTGCGTTAATAAAGAAGTCAGCTCCATTATCCTGGAACGTTTCTGTATCTTTCACAAGATCATAACGTCCAGAAAGTTGTACAAGTAATTGTCTAATGTCTAAGAGAGTCATAGTTATTTACGTAATCCTGTTTTGTGGTTATCTTTAGACCACATTTTCAATACGTTCACTGATCCTCCAGGCTTTGCAGTATTAGCCGCATCACTCTGGGGCGCCTTACTAGCCGGTCGGGCCTTAACACTATAAGCAGCGTTGGGACCCTCTCCAGCTATAAAGGCTGCGTCATGAAGATACTTATTTACAGCCATAGTTTTCCTCTTTGAGTTTAACTATTATGATTATTCGTCGTTATCTTTTCCAAGATCTTCCAGCAAGCTCATGTGGTGTGGGAAGTGCATTTCCAAACCAGCTTCTGTTAAGAACTCTTCTTCTGCCGCATCTTTTCCTAAGTCAGATGCAGACATGTTATCATATTCAATATCTGTCTTGAAAACAGTGTCTTGAATGTAGCGGAACTTCAGACGCTCAGGCTCGATTATTAAAATAGAGTGCCGGCGAATAACATCCATCGTCATCTGCGGACTGCTCATTAGATAGATAACACCGTGAGGAGTTACCCACTCTACTACCTGCAGACCGTAGTCTACCTGACGGGCTTGGAGCTGTACCGTTCCGTAGTGCTCAGCAAGATCATTGAGGGCTTGAAGAGCTCCAGATCCACAGAGACCAAGCTTACTGGTAGAGCCATAACGGAAGCTCATCTCTAACTGCGTATTAAGCCATGATTTACCTTGGGCAAGCCAGGTACCGTCAGTCTCAGGATCTCGCAAGAAGCTTACGATATTCTCAGGAGCATGCTCACGAATGAATGGAATAATCCCTTGAGTTGTAGTCTCAGGATGACCATTAGCTCCGATTATCTCACTCCGGACAGAATCTATAAAAGCCATATCCATACGTCGTGCATGGTACTCTAAAGCCTGTCGACGAGCTTCTTTACGAGACTCTACTGTACGTAGTTTGGTCTGTAAAGCAGTTCGGGTAAGGCTAAGAGGATCTCGGAAGATCTGCGTCAGGTTAGACATCTTCTGAGGTGCCCGCAATTGACTCTGAGGTCTTGCAGCACCTTGAGCATTACTATTACCAATGATTCGGATATAGTTAACACCTTCTGCACCCGAAGCGGCAATAGCTTGAATTAACTTAACAGCCAGATAACTACTACTACCCTTTGGAACTACTTGCGTAACTTTTCCAAAAGCTTCTTTAGTAGTATCCGCTTTGTCAACCAGATGAACAGTAAGACCTGGTTTGAACTTTCGAGAGTCTTCCTCAGACAACTGTACAAACAAGAACTGCTCAACAGACCTTGGAGCGGTTGTATAAGCTGTTTGCAGACCTGCGTCAGTAAAGACTCCAGTAATATCAGCTACCTCCTCAGGAAGTTTATCTGTCCACCAGTTGAATTCGTAATCGTCTGCAGGCTCGGAGGACATCATAGAAAGAATAGCGGTAAGAGGGGCTACTCCATTAGGGTAGCTTCTCAAAATACCTTCTCTCCAACTCTTTGGACGTTCGTCAGGAGCAAATTGCCCTGTTCCTTTCATACCTAAAAATGCCATATCTATTTACCTTTAGTTTAATTTGTTATGTTTGTGTATTTTTTGCACGAAGATGACGGTTAGCCACCTCCACCCTCTTCTTCAGGTCCAGAAAGAGCCCAGAATTTCCTACCGTCGCACCAGAGTAGGAGGCTATCCCCTTCTGCTAATGTAACATCTTCCCAGCCGATAGAGTCATCTTGATCTTCTATTTCAACTGACCCTTCGGCAGTGATGGAGAAAATAAGTCCTGCACAATCTCCTACAGGAGGCAGGGTCACAGTGACATCATCAACTACATTTATAATATGATCTCGGGGAGTCAAAGTAGTAGCACTATTAATCTCAACATAAACATATTGAGGAGTCTTACTATCTACAAAGCGACCGAGAGAGTTTACTATGTTTTGCATGATTAGTTAATTTTATTTAGTTAAATGTTTCATCTAACAATTTCTGTTGCTTTGAGCGATTGTCTGAGCCACCGCTCGGCGATCTCCGTCCACCAGATCCCGCAAATACAGGTCGGTTAGATCTCTCGTTTTCCCGCTTTGTAGCTTTTTCATAAGCTCCAAAATCTCGTCTAGCTCTCTTAGCTACTTCGTCTAAGACTTCTTTCGCTCCCATCTCTGGGTTGTCACTAGACACTCGTGAAACCATATCACGGACATAAGGCTTTCGTTCAGCCAGGAAAGGGTTATTCTGAAAGAACTCAGAAGTTATTTGTTTAATAGTGGAAGCCCGTGTAGCTGACTTTTGTACAAGCTCTGGAACCGATTTCAGAAAGTCTTCCTTAGCTCTGTCAAGTTCCTCACGAAATTGTGTTGCGATCTTCTTCTCAGAAGCTTTCTGCACTCTTTTAATATAATCAGCGAAGTGTTTTCGAGACGTTATAACCTCTTCGTACTCTTCATCAGAGAGTTCAAAAAGATCTACTGGAGCCTCTGATTCTTCTGTCGAAGGAGTTTCATCTTCTTCACCAGTCTCAGCAGATTCAGACACTTCTTCTACTATGTCACCTCCAAAGAGGTTTCCAATATCTTCTTCTGTTACTTCTTCACTAGTTTCTTCTTCTGTAGTAGTAACTTCTTCTTCTTGAGTTTCAGAAGAGGTAGGAGGGGCACCACCCCCTCCATCTCCAGCTTCAGATGATTGCTCATCCTCACGACTACCACTAGTTGAAAAAGTCTCCTCAAGGTGTTTTTCTTGTTTAGCTTTACTTTCTTCGTTATCGATCATCGTCATCTATTTTATTATTGTTAGCCTCTATGTGAGCGTGCTGTTTTAAGTAAGTCGGAATACCAAGAACTTCTTTCCAGGCTTTCATCTGCCCTTGTATATTTCGGATACTATCCATATCCGTAGCAGTAATGAACTCCTGCTGTAAGAGCTCTTGTCGGTCTTTGACTAAATTACTAATATCATACCAGATAGTTGAATTAATGAATCGGTCAAAATCTGGACCACTACTTCTTAGTGGCTTCTCATCTATTGAGTTTCTTTTTCCTTTCATATCTCCTGGTCTTCTGGGACTAAGTTACCCGCCTGTTCTGCTTGCATAATTTCTTCGTCTGGTTGCACTCGTACAATAAATTCATCTACATTCTTAGCTCCAAGGTTTCTAGCTAAGTGTTTAAAAAGTTTCATCCAATCAGTTTGCTGGGCAAGTACTGGGTTTGAACTCGCAATTTGAAAAAGCTGCGTCCATATCTGAGGGTCTTCGCTCCCAGGGATTGAACCGTCAGTAGGGAGTACATCATAGTTGACCATAAGATCAAGAGGACTCACATACAAACGACCGTCAACATCTTGAAGATCACTAAGATAAGTCGCAGGCCAATCACCTGATACTTTTAAATATGTATCTTCTTCCATAAATTGTTGCGTATGACTTGCAAGCATAAGAGCGAGAGGCTGAATAGCCTGCATGTCGATAATCTGAGCATTCTTCTGGAAGCGGCTAAGTGAAGCGTTCATAACATTTCCAGCTTCTCTACTACTAACTCTTGTAGTACGACTCGCTAAACTCCCTTGCACTGTATCTCCAGTAGCACTAATACGTCTCATAAGCTCACCAAGCATGTTAGCCTCTCCGACATGCTGTTGAGTTACATCAGTAATGTTTAGTTGCTTAAAGGCATGGTCAAGCATCTGATTACCCCAAGCTGCTCGACGAGTTCTGATAACTTTCCCAGGCTCTGGATTGATCACATCGTAGTAATTAATAATAGAGGGATCAATAATAAACATATCATTCAAAGCCTTCCGCACATTCTGTACGTGACTTGTGTACATGAAGTTAATCAGAGTTTGAATATCATGCACCATGCTGAGTTTACTAATGGGTGTGGCAGAGTATCCATCAAAGTTGGTTGCACACACTACTACGGGAGTTCTTCCATGCATGTAGTCCACTTCCTGCGCAGATATGATAACACGATCTCCGCCACTAACACCAAAAAGCCACTTCCTTGGGTACTCTTCATCACCAATTTCCCAGTCTTGCGGGATCAGATCTACATACATCCAAATCACGTCAGCCGGCCGAGACACATCACCCATCTGGTAGGTAGCATCTCGAGTGTTCTGCTTATCTGTGAGCCCAAAGTTACTCCGGTTATCAAGCTCTCGTAAGTACTTCACATTGAAGATATTACTTCCTGGATCTTCTTCTATTGTTAAAAGATTTTCTAAAGTAGTTTCTTCAACCCACCCTTGGTAAGCTCCCCGCTCTGGCTCATGGATAGGGACAGAAACATCTGGGAGGTATAAGTAAGGGTTAATGTTTTCTAACTGATTCCCTTCATACAAAAGAGCGTTGTTGTCGAACGTCTTTTCCTCTCTCAGTATTTCAAAGAACCCTGCTTCGTTCATTCTGCCGTATTGCTTCACCTTAGGCTTTCGTCCGTAAGTCCGTCGCCAGGTAGGGGCAAGAACTCCGAAGCCATAAGCTGTATCATCACGAAACATTGTATGAAGGTTCAAACCCATCCTTGCTGAACGGGCTTGATGGTCGATAAGATGAGTAAGCAAACGAGCTCCTATTACATCTTCTGGACCAACTCCTTCATAATTAAAAAGCGGAGCTTGTATAAAGCTCGCCATATAGTAAGTAAGAATAGTCTCCATGCTGGCATAACTTTCGGGAATTACCATATCCGCATAGTTGCCAACTTTCTTACTCTTCTGATTCTTACCCTCCTTCTGCTCAGGGCTCATATAAATCTTGAGCACCTTATCGACCTCTCGCCAAGACGGCTTATACTTAGCCATGATGTTCTGAGAAGCTTGAGCTCGTTCTACTATTCTCCTTACTATCTTATCATGAAGATCTGTCCCTGGCCTGAGATTTAACTCCGCTGGATAATCGTAGCCAAAATCTTTTCTAAAGACTTCAGTCCCTTTCAGATTTTGAGATGAAGGATTTCCTTGGAGTGTTATAGGCATGGTAGCAAAGATTTCATGTTTCAAATAAGATAACGAAAAGATTCCCCTATATACAAGGTGTTATTTGGTGTTATTAGGATCTACTGGAGGTTCAGGATCTTTCTTCTCCTTGAAGATCGAAATGTAGATAGCACTCGCTGCTGCAACAATCACAGACACAGAAGTGACTATATCATCAATCCCTTCTGCGATTACATCTGCATCGAGATTGATTCCAAAGAGTGAGAGTATAATAGCTAAACCAGCCCATGTAGTAGGTTCACGAAGTCTTTCAATTATGTATTGCATTTTATCTTCCTTTTTTCTTATTAGTAATAGTTGTGGATGTTTAAGATAATGCCTCCACGTAATTCGCACACGCTTAAGACTTGGAGGTATTTTGTTGTCTTCTACTTCAACATTCTTTGGCTTTGGTGGTGTTATGTTATCGTAGTCACGAAGTGTTTCTGGGTCAATCTTCCTTCTGCTGTACTTACTCATGGTTCTATTACATTGGTTATTAGCCCTTGTTTAATCTCAAAGACTGTGCCGTCACTGAGAGTTACATTAGTAGTAATTCCTGCAGAGTTATCAGCAGAACGGTACTCTGCTGAGCGAAAGGTATCTGCCTGAGCTCCGTCAGTAAATTGTACGAATCTATCTACATTACCATTACTCTCAATAGTTAACTTCGTCTCATTAAGTATTCGTCCTTGGTTAGCAGAGAGTGGGAGAGATTGCTCTGAGCTATCTAAGTCATCTACTATATCTTCTATTAAAACAAAGTCCGCTCTTGTCTGACGTCTTGTCATTACTTCGCCATCTTCCTCAGCATCTGCTGCTCTGATACGACCACTAGTGCGGATTCCATAAGGCTTTTCTCCAGGCCTATTCGGTAGATCCTTTTCCGAATCATAGAGAAAAGGCCCTAAGTTACCTAACCAAACTTCTTCTGTTGCCATGTTTGTTTATTTTTTGCACGAAGAGTGCGTTAAATTATGTTCATAATAATAGAACCATTCTTCTCCCGTTCTGTGTATCCAAGCTCTTCCCATTCACTATCTACTTCCTCTTGAGTAGGGATATCATCCTGCCGACTTGCAGCATACTTCTGCCCTTTTTCAAAAAGCTCTATAAAGTACGCAGCTGCATCCATGATGTCCCAACGCTTACTTCTTGGGAATGATAGTAGCTGAGCCTCAAGACCACCAGAATTAGCTGAGTTATGCCATATAGCTCCTTGTCTATAGAATGGGATAAGAGAACGTACTCGAGCTACCTTCCCCGACTCTCCTACCCCACCTCTTGCATGAAGCTCTACAAGATGTACCATAGGGAAATTTTGCCTCAGATAGTTCCTAATAGGGTAAGTAATAAACTCATTCAATCCTGTCACTTCAACCGCAACTACTGAAGGTTTAAGTCTTCGGATCATCTCACCCATTTGGTTATATAGTTCATCGGGATGAAACTTCCCTGAAACAATGTCTCGGAAGTAAATATCTCCAGCATCTAAGTTTATCGATCCACCTACTAAAGCACTATCAGCACTGGTTGCCTTCGCAGTCTTCGCAGGGTCAATTACAATAACTGTTTCAAACACACCTCTGTCTGAAAAGTCAGGAGCATCACGCCCTTTTAGATGATCTCTATTAGTATAATCCTGAAAGTATTCCTCAGAGAAAGCACTATCCTCCCTGCTAATCGGAAGATTTCTGTACTCCCTAAAGAAAACATCTAACTGTCCTTGAGATCTGTATTGCTCTGCTATGTCTTTAATTCCTTCTACATACACTCCTTTCTCGTTAACATACCCTTCTGTCGGAATCATGTTAGGGAAACGAGTGTTGTAATTATCGTCACAGATTTCCAGTATTACAGAATCCCAACTTGGATCGTCTAGGAGATCTTGTAGTAACGAGTCTTCATGCTTGAGAGTGTCAATGTAGATAATCTCCCAATCACTACGGCCCCGATCAACGATGTTTACCAAAGGCCCAAAGAACCATTCTTTTAACTTCCTCCTCTGCTCAACAGATCGAAGACTTTCATCATCTTCTAAGTCATCTACTATAACTAAATCCGGACGAGAGTCTTGGAAGAGCATACCTCGAACTTGCTGACCAGCACCTTTCGGCCACACAAGAGCATTCTGCCCTGCGATCTCCACAGCCCATTGTTTCTTACTAAAGTTCTTAGTCTTCTTTACATCAAAGACAGTCTTTAAGAACTTGTTATTCATGAACTCAGCTTTCAAGTTCTCACTCTGTTGTTCTGCTGAGGAAGCTGTATTAGATACCGGAACAATGAAAGAAGAGTCCAGGAAAGCCAGCTTCTTAGTTGGGATAACTAAGTTACTGAGAGAGGTCTTTCCTGTTCCCCGAGGCGCAGCTATAACTTTCCGAGGGTTGTCAGAGTTATCTAATAAGTCAAAGATCTTATCATGCTCCTTGTCAAAGTCTCTGTAGAACCGCTCAGGATATATAAGCTTAGCTGCTGCTTTAGTACTTCTGTAGCACATAGAAGCTATATCCCGTATGTCGTCTTTAGATAATTCCTCTGGTAACATAAGTAGATTATTTATAAAAGTTTTTGAAGGCTTCGCTTATGCCTGCTTCTGATAGAATTAATACTTTCATCGCTCGTACATCATTTCGTGTGCCTGTTTGAACGATTCAAGGTGCTCCGGCATTCTATCCATGGCGTGCCAGATCTTATCTCGGGTCGTGAAGTATTTCCACCAGATCAAGCCTTGTACCTCTTCATTTGCCATAGCCCATTCTGCGTACCATATCGGAGAGTCTACAGGCGGCATTTTGTACTTTCT